AGAATCACCCGACAACGGAAACCATCACGCCGCCACCTTACGAGACGAGAGATCCGATTACGCAGGACGTACCACCTGATCCAGTGATGAGGGCCTTGTATGACTCGATTTACGATCAGTCGCCAGTGCCTAATCCTGAAGATCCCACGGCCCCACCGACGATCCCATCTCAGTTCTTCGCGCTGCCAGGCGGGTATGACCCGAGCCATTTACTATGAGGGTGCTTTTGACACTGCTGATGCTTGCGGGGTGCAAGACACTACCAGCCCCGTTTGAGACTGGGCCAGAGGTTGCACCACCGATAGGTTGTATTGAGGGTAGGGAGAGGGGAGTTGACTGTTGATAAGGACGACCTACAGGCGATCAGTGACTACGTTAACTGGCGATTTAATTACACCTCTGACATCGAGCAGCGGGGTGTCCCTGAGCACTGGGTTTCCGCAGATGAACTTGAGTCACTGGATGATGCAGAGAAGCGAACATTCAAAGATGATTGTGATGGTTACGCACTGGCTTGCAGGTATCAGTGCCGCAAGGTATCTATTCCTAATCGCCTTGTTTTTTGTCAAACAGAAACAGGCGAGTATCACCTCGTTTTAGAAGTCGAGGGATGGATTTTGGACAACAGACGGCGGTGGGTGATCGCCAGGCACGAAGCTGGATACAGGTGGATTAGTATCAGCGGGTATGAGAAAGGTGACCCGTGGCACAGGGTGCATTCGTGACTGACATTTTTAAGGCGCTCGACAATATAAAGGTCTGGCAGTTGTTTTTCGGAGTTGGGGTGGCGCTGATTGTGCTGGGCCTGACTGGGGAGGTGAGAGACGTTACGCTCATAGAGGGTGAGGAGATTCATGCGATTGTCATTGGCTGCATTTTTGTTGCGCTGTCAGTATTACTGAGGATGACACCCGACCCGCTGAAGGCAAGGCGCAGTGAAGTTTCGGCGGCACAACTAGAATTTGCGTCTAATTTCAATGACTGGGAAATATATGATCACGCGGCTCACGACCTGCTGTATTCAGACAACCAACTGAGCAGTGACGAAAAGAGCATAAAGATATCGACGTTAAGGATTGAACTAGCCTTGGCGCAAGGGTTGCTGGAAACGAAAACAGAGGATGGTAAGCGATACATCCGCTATTCACGAAAAGAAAGGCGTTAAAAACGCATTGGAGGAATTATGGCACAAGGTAAACTAACGGCTGACGGGTCAACTGAATGGCTAACAGTGACAACGAAAGAAGGCGCAAAGACTAATATCTTTGTCGCTGGAACATTCGGAAGCGGCACAATCACCGTCGAGAAGCAAATTAACGGCAATACATCAGACCTGTTGCAAACTGGCGTGGCCATTACAATGACCGCTGCTGATGACAATATGTATAACCTTGCCCCACGGGTAAAGATCAGGCTGACGCTGGCTGGAGCAACATCTCCCGCGATTGATTGGCAAGTACCAGGCGCGATAGAAGCACTAGGCGCTTAAATGCCTGGCTTGACGATTGCCAAGAAGTTGTATGACCACCTCTATCACAAGGTAGACGGTAAAGTTGTGCGTAAGTCTAAGCGGTTTATCGTGATTATCGGTGGTCGTGGCTCAACCAAGAGCATGACGGCTGGAGACATCTGTTTGATGGATGCCCAGACCCAGGGCATCAAAACGGCTTGTTTCCGAGAGTTTCAGAATTCTATTGATGACAGTTCGTATGCGCTACTTGCCGGCGAGATTGAGCGGATGGGATTGCATGGATTTGAGGTCCAGAACAACAAGATACTGGTTGAGCGAGGTGGCGAGAAGGTTGAAGCCTTCAAGTTCAGGGGTATGGCGCGGAATCCTGAAGGCATCAAGAGCATGTATGGATTCCAGAGGGCTTTGGTCGATGAGGCCCAGACGATCAGCTACAAGTCACTCAGGGCGTTAACGCCTACCTTTCGAGAGGAAGGGACAGAGATTTGGATGCTGGCTAACCCTCGCAGTCGAGCAGATCCGTTCTCCCAGCGGTTCATACTGCCATTTCACAAGGAATTACTGCGCGATGGATACTATGAGGATGACTTGCACCTGATCATCTTCATTAATTACACTGACTCACCTTTCTTTCCAGAAACGCTCGAAAGTGAACGGGCATATGATGAAGCGCATATGTCTACCGCTGAGTATCGGCACATCTGGCTTGGTGAGTTCTATGATGAGGTAGCAGGCTCAATTATTCCCGTGGAGTGGTTTGACGCGGCTATTGACGCTCATATCAGGCTTGGATTTAACCCAGAGGGTGCTAAGTTTGCATCGTTTGACCCATCTGACGAGGGCAAGGATGCGGCTGGGTATGCGCTACGCCATGGCTCTGTTTATTTGGACATCTGCGATACTGACAAGGGTGACATCAATGACAAACTTGACTGGGCGATTGAGAAGGCGTTAAACGCTGGCGCTGACCACTTTACATGGGACATTGGCGGTATGGGTACTGGCCTGAAGCGCGATGTTGACAGGCTCTTGCAGAATACCCGCACTGATTACCATTTGTTTGGTGGTGCGGAGACAGCAGACAATCCTGATGCTATTTATCAGCCGGTTGACTCCAATGACCCATCAAAGCGCAGGACTAACAGAGAAACCTTCGTTAACCGACGAGCGTCAAGGTATTACGCCCTGGCTGACAGGTTTGAAAACACCTACAAGGCGATTAAGGCGCTAAATGCTGGCGTTGTGCCTATGAATCTTAATAGTGATGACATGATTAGCCTGTCATCTGACATCAAGCAGATGGACGAGATACGTTCAGAGGTCTGCCGAATACCTCGAAAATCAAACAATAACGGCAAGAAACAGATTATGACCAAGAAAGAAATGCTGATGCTAGGGATACCCTCGCCAAACATGGCTGACCCGATGATGATGAATGAGTTCTCACCAATGCGGAAAAGCGTTAAGCCTAAACATGTGAAAATGACATTTTCCCAGAGGATGTAAATAGATGAAAGCGGTTAAATACACCTCAGCAAAGACGCAGGGGGCAATACACGAAGAAGCGATGATCCGCTTCGACCAAACCTACTCGCGTGAAAAGCTATCAAGAGAGTTATCACAGGAAGACAAGATATTTGACATGGGTCAGGGTGGCCAGTGGCTTGATCAGTTCTGGGAGTCCACCAGCGGTACAGGTCTGGCAAACACCAATGCAACTGACGATAGGCCAAGATTCCAAGTCAACTTAGCATCACCAGTGATCACCAAGATCATCGGTGAGCAGCGAGGTACAGACATTGGCCCAATGGTATTACCTGAAGGTGAAAACGCCTCTAAGGAGGTCGCAGAGGTCAGGCAGGGGCTAATCAGGCACATCGAGAAGGAATCCTACGCCAGGGATGTCTATGACAACGCCTATCAAGAAATGCTGATTGGTGGATATGGTGGCTGGCAGATCACAACAGAGCATGTTGACGACGATGTATTTGAGCAGAAGGTTACGATTAAGGCTGTCAAAGATGCCACTACAAGCATGTTTTTTGGTCCAGCGGAGCGTTATGACAAGAGTGATGCGCCATTCTGCTTTCTGCTGGCTACGTTTGATAAGTCAGTCTATGCGGCAATGTTCCCGAAGGCTGAAGAGTCCGACTTTACCGACGAGATGAGCGACATTCGCCCCAACGAGGGCTGGTATACGGATGACGGCGTAAGGCTGGCCATCTATTACCGCAAGGTGTCTGTTAGGCGGAAGATCCTACAATTATCGACGGGTGACGTAGTCTACTTTGATGACGTTAAGGACATTCTTGACGATATGGCCAGAGGAACGCCGGTTTTAGATGAGTTTGGTCAGCAAGCCATCGACCAGGAGACAGGAGAATTCATCTTTGAGAACCAAATCACGGTCATTAAGCAACGCACCAGTGATGGCTTTAAGATCGAGCGGTATCTGCTCAATGGTCAGAAGATTCTGGATTCAAATAAAGAGTATCGGGGTAAATACTTCCCGTTAATTCCTTCGTTTGGTGAAACGCTAACCATCGGCGGCACCCAACTGGTTCACGGCAAGATCCGAAACACCAAAGACCCTGCGAGACTGTTCAATTTCGGGATATCTGCTATTGCTGAGAAGGCTGCGCTTGGTCCTGCTGACTTTGTCTGGATGACCCCAGAGCAGATAGCTGGCCATGAATCTGAATTGAGGGACATGAATACTTCCCGAAACGCGGTACAGCAGTACAACGCACTTGATGAGAATGGGGAGCCTTTGGGTGGGTCGCCAGGCGCTGTCCAGCCACCGTTCCCGAATCAGGGTCCAATCGTCCAGCAGTCATTAATTCAGCTTGTTAACGACATGAGAACCAACATCTACGCCGTGATGGGCTCATCTGGCCAAACAACTACTGATGCCACGGCATTGGATCCTCGCTCTGGCGAGGCGATTAAGCAGGGCGCTATCGGCATGGATAGCGGATCATTCCTGTACATGGATAACCTGCTGAAGTCGATTCACCACAGCTACACGGTGATCAACGACCTGATGGGCTACATTTATGACACTGATCGACAGGTCCAGATCATCAAGCCAGACGAGACAGCAGACTTTGTGTCGATCAATAAGGTGGTGATTGACGAGCAGTCAGGCACTAGGGTGATGATTAACGACATGACGGCAGGCTCTTATGGCGTAAATGTTAAGAGTGGCCCATCGTTTGCCACCCAGCGTCAGGAATCAGCCGATGGCTTGCTGAGACTGTCGGAGGCAGATCCAGAATTGAGGGCGGTTGCTAATGATCTGATCGTCGAGAATATGGATGGTCCTGGCATGGAAGAGATGGCCAAGCGTCTTAAAACAAGCAAGTTTCAGACGGGTCAGTTAATACCGACCGAAGAAGAGGCTGAAGAATTCGGCATAGCTCGAGATCAGGCGATTATCGAGCAAGCCAAGCCGCAGATGGAAGCGGAGATTATGGAAGGGTTACAAGCCCAACTGCTAACCGCTCAGATTGGCGCGTTACAGGGCCAGGCGGCTAACTTCCAGCAGAGCGGCGAGTCTAAGATGCTCGACTCTCAGGCCAAGATAATGGACTCTCAGGCGAAGATGATTAAGGCTGAATCAGACGCTGGGCATCAGTCGGTAAGGACTAACCGCGAGGCAATACTGGCTAACAAGGATTATCTTGATTCGCTGGTAATTCAGGCTCAGACGCTAGGCTTACCCATCACGATCATTGACGAGGCCAACCGCGCAGGTCAGGAGAAGTTGATCAGCGCGACACAGTTTGCCATTGACCCCAGTTTGGTTGGTGATGCCGCAATGCAGCAGATGAAGAACTTGCAGGAAATGATTGATATCCAGCAGGTGGCCTCTCCCAGCGCAGGCGTTGGATCTCCAGCAGACTTCCTTTATGACCCACAGACAGGACAGATAGTTGCCAATCGTTAGATACAATGATGCCACCATAGGATTCCCCGATGACATGCCTCCAGAGGAGGTTCAGGGTGTTCTAGACAGGGCATTCAGTAACTTTGCTAGGGATATTGATACAGCCAAGACCCATCTATCAAGGTTGGCTGAAGGTAGCGTTATTGTTGGAGCGGTTAGGGGCATGAGGCCAGAAGATCAGGCTGCTCTGGCGACATCGTTTGTCCCTGGCGTTGGTGATGCTGCTGGGCTTTATGCTGACTACACTGACATCAGAGAGAATTGGGATCAGGTTCCTTGGCACAGCAAAGCGGCAATGGTTGGTGCTGCTGCTTTAGGCGCGGTGCCGTTTGTCCCAAGCCGAAGCCAAGTCAATGCCGGTGCTGAAGTTGCAAGAGGAATGACAATAGCCTATCACGGCTCACCCCACGACTTCCCCCCTGTAAGGGAGCTACAGATGCCTGACGGGGCTATAGTCTATCAGTCTATGGATGACGCGATACCCGAAGGCGCTAAAATGCTGAAAGAACATCCTCTGGGACGTTTTAATATGTCGAAGATAGGCACAGGCGAGGGAGCGCAGGCTTACGGGCATGGGCTGTACTTTGCTGAGAGTGAGGATGTGGCTAGGGGGTATAGGGATGACCTAGACAGGCTGCGGGGGCAGTCTGTTGACGACATAAAGACCCACGAACCGGGGCAGCAAGCAGGGCAAACGGGGTGGCAACTGTACGACAAGGAAACAGGTTATCTCAATTCGGAAATGCCTATCTTCAAGACCGAGCAAGAGGCGATTGACTTCGTTGCAAACCCGCCCAAAGGCCGCATGTACCAAGTAGAAATAGACGCTTCCCCCGATGAGTTCCTTGATTGGGATCTGCCGTTGAGTGAGCAGAGTGCGGTGGTGAAAAGAGGCTTGTCCAATCTCAGGCCGCACGTTAATGAATCCTCTCTTACTCACACCACTGGGCGGGAGTTTGGAAATCGACAATGGGACGCACTTGACGGGGATGAGTTTGATAAAATGTCGGGGGGTGATTTCAATAAACGATTGAGCGATAGCATGTCTTCTAGTGATTGGGATTCGTCTCTTAATGCAGGGAGTGACGCTTTAAGGGGCGAAGGCATCAAAGGCATCCGCTACAAAGACGGATTCAGCCGTGGTGCTGACGGAGGCACATCTAACTATGTCGTGTTTGACGAGAACCTAATTTCAATCGCTAGGAAGTACGGCATAGCCATCCCAGCAGCAGCAGCGATGTTGGCCAGGCAGACAGGTCAGAATCCACAGGATCTTTACGAAGATGATTCTGGCGCGTAATTGTTAACTCAAGGATCGTAAAATGCACAAATTTAGAAAAGACGGAACTACCTACGATACGTATTGGATGGAGTCTGGATCTTCCGCTGATCTCGATTGGTATCTAGCCCTGCTTAACATGAGCGATGAAACGGTATTAGCCCAAGGGATCAGGGTAAAGGACACCGGAATTGATAAGGATGGGAAGATGTGGACTGCCGACGACTACGTTACTGACTACTTCAGCAAGATCACCGAGGCTTTTGGGACTATCACTATTAACTGGAGGAATCAGGTCAACATGGAGCTAGATGCAAGGATGCCATTGTTTATCCAGTCTATTGACGGAACCCCAATCGAATAAACATGAGTAACATTCAATAAACAAGCCTATTTGTATTAATTTGATTCAAGGTTATAATCAGGAAATCCACTTGGCGGGAATACGCCATGCTTCCATAAAGGAAAAGCGTTTTGAGTGAAATTGAGCAGGCCGTAGATGTAACTACTGATGAATCGGCAACATCGGAACTGGGTACGATTGATTCAGGCGAAGTGCAGTCACAAGATGACTACACCACTGATGAGACACCCAAAAAGGAGGCCCAAACCGGCAATGATGATTTTATCCCTGATGACCAACTCACTGAGAAGGTCCGAAAGAGATTTGACACATTAACGGCTAAAGCTGGTGATGCAGAACGTGAGAGATCACGCGAGGCATCAGAGAAAGCGGTTTTACAGGCCAGACTCGATGCTATCGACAAGGCCGCAGAAGACGAGATATTAGCGAAGCAACCGCCTATACCTCCTAGCAC